GGTTCAGGAATTATAAATGTTTATTCTCCTGATCATGGTTTAACAAATGGAGATACATACAGATTTAGAGGAGCATCCACAATTGCTGGAGACTATGCAGATCCAGCCAGCTTTGATGGTATATCAGGCTCTAATATTGCAAAAGCTGCAGGGTATGCTATTACTACAGGAAAGTATGTTAGTGGTAGTAGAGACACAGATAAAACAAGCGATTGGTTTTATTTTACAGTTGATACAAACACTGCAACAGCAGGAAGCGTAGAAGGAGGAGGGTTTCCGGTCTCGGTAGGACCAGCAACTCTTAGTGCATAATGGCAGGATTTACATATTCAACATTGACAACAGCAATACAAAATTATACTGAAGTTGGTACTTCTGTATTATCTAGTACTATTACAGATCAATTTATAGATAATTCAGAATTAAGAATTTTTAGAGATGTTCCAATTGATGCAGATAGAAAAGAAATGATAGGCAACCTAGTTGCTTCAAAAGACAATGTCCATGTTCCTGCAGGCGCGCTATTTGTTAGAGGATTACAAGTTTATACTTCAACAACAGCTGCAACTGGTGCCAATAGCTGGTTAGAAAAGAAAGATATTAGCTTTTTAAGAGAATATGATGCAGCTGAAACTACTACTGGAACTCCAAAATACTATGCTATGTCTGATGGTGGGGCTACTGGACTTGGTGCAACTTCATCAGGTAGAATAACAATTGTTCCTACTCCAAGTTCGGCTTTTATGTATAAATTGCATTATAATGCTAGACCAACAGGATTGAGTTCAGCAAATACGACAACATATTTAAGTCTTAATTTTGGAAATGGACTTTTATATGCATGCTTGGTAGAAGCATTTAGCTATTTAAAAGGCCCAATGGATATGCTACAATTATACGAACAAAAATATCAAACCGAAGTACAAAAATTCGGTGGAGAACAATTAGGTAGAAGAAGAAGAGACGATTATACGGATGGAGAACCTCGTATACCCGTTCCTCAACAGACACCGTAAGGAATAAAATATGGCAACACTAACAGTATCAATAAAAGAAGCAATCACTCTCAACAATATAGATTATGGATCGGAAAGATCTTTAGATATTTCTAGTGTTAATGAAATTACAAAAAGAGTTGTAACTGCTTCAACAACAGAATGTGGATTAATAGGGTTTTTATCAGCATTAAGTAGCGTTGGTGTATCAGCTAATAAAATTGGTTATGTTGCAGGAATGTTTGATGATGGTGATGTTAGATATATTAGAATTACAAATTTAGATTCATCCAATCATATTATGCTAACTTTTAGAGATGAAGATAACACAGAATTTAGAATGAAGGTTGACGCTGGTCACTCGTTTATTTATCCAGGTGATAATAGCGGTGGCGTTGTAGATACAATGAAAGCGGCAGGATCAGCTTTGGCTTCAGGTCTTTCTGACTTAGTAGATATAACAGTGGATACAGATACAGCATCATGTGATGTTGAAGTATTTGTAGGGAGCGCTTAATGGCATCGAGTTATACGGTACTTGGTACAGAGAAAATGACAACCGGCGAGAATGCCGGTACATGGGGTACTAAGACTAATACCAATTTAGAAATTGTAGAACAAGCTTTTGGTGGTTATCTTGCAAAATCCATAGCGGGCTCAGCACAAACAACCACGTTAGCTATTACTGATGGAGATTCAACAGCTTCAACTTCTGAAGCTCGTCACCATGTTATTAAATTAACAGGAACCATTACAGGAAATCAAGTTGTCACAGTTCCTAATGATGTAGTTAAATCATATATTGTTTCAAACGCAACATCAGGGGCTTACACTGTTGTATTTCAAACTGTTTCGGGCTCTGGATTTACTTTTGCTACAACTAATAAAGGTGTACAACTTTTATTTGCTGATGGAACTAATGTCGTTAATACAGGTATTGGATCCGTTGGTACATACGACTTGGATGGTGGTGAATTAACTCTTGACGCTGATTCCGATACTAGCATTACAGCAAGTACAGATGACCAGATAGATTTTGAAATTGCAGGCGCTGATGATTTTACAATGACAGCGAATGCATTTAATGTATTAACAGGTTCTCATGCAACGTTTGCCGACAGCGCCAATGCTAAATTTGGTACTGGCAATGATATGTTATTATATCATGATGGATCTAATTCTTATATTACGAATGCCGTTGGTGCTTTAAAAATTGCAACAGAAACTTCAGGAATTGCAGTTACAATAGGACACACGACTTCAGAAACAACAATAGCAGACAATCTTACAGTCACAGGAACTTTAACTCTTGGATCCAATGCAGAATTAACAGAAGCAGAATTAGAATTATTAGACGGATTAACAGCAGGTACAGCTATTGCTTCTAAAGTGGTTACTACGGATGCCAGTATAGATACAACAGGACAAAGAAATTTAACAATCTCTGGTGAATTAGACGCTGCAACAGGAGATTTTTCTGGTGATGTTGATATAGACGGAACTTTAGAGGCAGATGCTTATACTATCGAGGGAACATCTTTTATTAAACTCGCTGGAACAAATTTTACAGGATCGTTATTACTTGGTCATGCAACAACAGGAACTTTAGATGCTGCTCAAAATAATACAGGAGTTGGTCTTATATCGTTAGATGCTATTACTTCTGGAGATAGTAATGTAGCAGTAGGTTATGGTGCTGGTTCAAATTTATCAACTTCTTCTACTAATACTTTAGTTGGTATCAATACTGCTTTCTCAATGACAACTGCAACTGGCGGTAATACAGCTATTGGAAGTCACGCTGATTACTACAACAAAACTGGTAATTATAATACTATGGTTGGTCAAAGTGCTGGATATGGAGCTACAAATCAAAGTCATGGTTATAATACTGGTATTGGTGCTTATTCTTTACAAGTGCTTACTACTGGTGATTACAATCTTACTCTTGGTCATCAATCTGGAAATAATATTACATCAGGTTCTGGAAATGTAGTAATTGGAAAAGCCGATGTCTCAAGTGCAACAGGAGACGATCAACTTTCAATATCTGATGGTGAAGATGGTTCAGTAGTTTGGATGACTGGTGATAATGCTGCAAAATTAACTTTCCCTGGTGCTTTACAAGTAAGTGGTGCAGTTACAGTTGGTGTTGATGATACAGGATTAGATGTAAAATTATTTGGTGCTTCTGCTGGTGCCTACATGGAATGGGATGAAAGTGCAGACCAACTTAGAATTATGGGAGCATCTGCGGATGCGACTACGAGTACAGGTAAACTTCTTTTAGCGACATCGCTAACAGACATTAATGCAAATGACGTAATAGGAAAAATAGAATTTCAAGCTCCACATGAAGCTGGAGGAACAGACGCTATTACTGTTGCTGCTTCCATTCAAGCTCTTGCTCAAGCTACATTTAGTTCTTCTGTTAATTCAACAGATTTAATATTTTATACAGGACATTCAGAAGCCGCTACAGAAAAATTTAGATTTACTTCTCAAGGAGAGTTAGGTGTCGGAGGTGCTAATTACGGTACTGATGGACAAATCCTAACATCTACTGGCGCAGGAACAGCTCCTGCATGGGAAGATGCTGCAGCCGCTAGTTCAGTAGCTTCAGATGATCTTTCTGTAGGTGACGCTGCTGTTACTTTGTCAACTTCATCTGGAAACATTACAATTGATGCTACAGCAAATAATAGTGATATTATATTTAAAGGAACTGATGCTACTTCTGATATTACAATGCTTACTCTTGATGGTAGTGAAGCAGGAGCTGCTACATTTAATGATAAAGTTATAGCAACAGAATTAGACATTTCTGGCAACATGGATATTGATGGAACATCAAACTTAGATGCCGTTGATATCGACGGTGCAGTTCAAATAGATGCTGCATTTACTTCAGGTGTTGATGGGCAAGGATACGATACAAAATTTTTTGGAGATACGTCAAGTGCTTATATAATGTGGGATACTTCTGCTGATAAATTATTAACAGCAGGTGGTGCCTTAATAGATATAGTTAAAGACAAATTAATGATTGGTGGTACTGCGGTAACAACTACTGCAGCAGAACTAAACATCTTAGATACAGTAACTGCAACAGCTACAGAATTAAATTATCTTGATCTTACAACATTAGGAACAAGTGCTGCATCAAAAGTATTATCAGCAGATTCAAATAATTTAACAGCGATATCAGGTGGTGTCTATTTAGTAGAAGATACATTATCGTTTGACGCGACTCAAGATTGGGATGTAAGAGCATCTCCAGTTGCTAAAGTGACACTAACAGCTAATGTAACTTTTGATGCACCTTCAAATCCAACAACAGGACAATATATTTCTATTGTTTGTATTCAGGATGGAACAGGAAGTAGAACTATTGCCTGGAACGCCGTTTTCGAATTTGCCTCGGACACAGCTCCGACGGCTACGACTACAGCAAGTCTGGGAGATTTATTTACGTTCAGGTACAACGGATCAAAATGGTTAGAAGTAGGGAGGAATTTAGCATTAACGCTAAGTTAATAATATTATGTATGCACTAATAACAGACGGATCAATAGCAAAATACTTAAGTGGTAATCGTGGTATTCAAGTTGGAGATATTAAATACGCAAGAGATATATTCTCTAAATGGACAGAAGCCGAAAGAAATGCCATAGGTATTTATGAAGTTATTCAAAATAACGCTAAGAAAAAAGATGAAGCGTATTATAATAATACCAATCAAACTTTTACTTATGACGCAGATGCGGGAACAGTAACCGCAACTTATGGCGACGCAACGGCTAGAGCTCATGCGGATACTACTTGGACACAAAATGAAATAGATGCTGGAAAAGCTCCAGCTGGTGCTGATACAGACACTGTTGCAGTTGAAGGTTTAAAAACAAAATTAATTAGAACAGTTAAAGCACAAGCTGCTGGAATACTTGCAAAAACAGATTGGTACATAGTTAGAAAAGCAGATGCAAATACGGCGGTACCTTCTGCTATTACAACTTACAGAGCAGCGGTAAGATCAAAAGCTGCAGCTATGGAAACTTTAATTACCAATGCATCAAATACTCCAGCAATTGAAACTTTATACACTTATGTAAATACAGCAGATGAAGGGGATCCTGTTGTAATGGAAAGACCATTAGGAGAGTTCCCAGTATTGGAGTCTTAACATGGCTTTTCTTATAGGTGGAGCAAATTCAGCGGCAGCAGATGCAGCTATAATAACTAACTCATGTAGGTTTAATGATGGCGATAGTGCT